TCAGTGCGCCTTGGCGAGCCTGATGGGTAACTCACACGAATTTCACAATATGTCACTCTTTTTATGGCAATGGGGCGTTAATTGTGCGGTGTTGCCTTAAGTTTTTTCGGAAACTTTTTCTGAGATTTTCTCAGGAGCTTTTCCTTTCACTATGTATACCCGGACAAGCCAGTTTTTTAAGTTTTTTGCATAGAAAAATCCCCGATATCTTTTTAGGATATCGGGGATTGGGGTCAATCACCTCGCGGTGAGGGGGTAGTTCAGACTGCAAACCCACGAGCCTGCATGGTTATGCGGCAAACTGGGATTTGAATTTTAAAAAAACATTTAACTTGCTTCATTTCTACCACCCTTTATACTATGATTTTACCACATAATTTCGTCCGTGTCAATACCCTGAAAGAATTATTATGCGTAAATCATACCAGAAAAGGATACCTGCGGAACCGCACGAACCTGAAAACAGAACGCCGCTCCGTGGAACCATCGTCAAGCACGGAAGTCTCGCAGACCCGCTCGCTGCATGCGCACAGAACGGCGATGCCGTTCCTCTGGAGCCTGCCCGCGACCGCAAACGAAAGCGACATCTCGCCCTGCACAAGAACCGCGTCAGCCCTCAGGGAAAGTATCCTGGCGCAGTATTCATCGGCAAGTGCGGAAACGGCGGCAGTATCCGCGCCGGCAGGTACGTCAGGGAACGGCACATCGACAATATCGCCGAACTCTATAGCGGCGGCAGTCTGCTCTGCCGACCATCTGACAGACGGGTGATTTGAAAAATTAATGAACATTCATTACCTCCTTCGGGTCAACAGCTTACACTTTATATACTGAATTTATATGCGGTTTTAAGTTTTTTATACTCAGTATCGTAATTACTATAATGATGTATGGTAACATGTGTAGCCCCACTCATACGACCCGAAAGGTTAACATACATTTTTTCTTTCTTGAAAGTCCACTACTTACTTCAAACATAACATAGTTATTGTGCATAATCACCAAAGAACAACATAATATATAATTGAAGAAGTTTTTTTTGTAGGAATAAATAAACTTGACTTATTTGGTATTGACGTATGAACCTAAAACATATATAATATAAGCAGAGAATGAAAGGAGGTGATAAAGATGGCATCAGTACAAACGAGTTTCCAAAGTTGCGCTGGGCAGTTCAACACCATGCTGTCGTATTTCAATGGCAAGTTCACATTAAAAGCCATAGAATACACGCTCAACGGATTTCATGCTATTCTGAAGATTAACTTCAGAAGATATGGCACAGAGAATCATTTTAAATTCAGAAGTGCTGAAGCATACACTAAAGATGGTTATGTGATAGTTACATCCGGCTTTTTAAACGATCTTTATTTTATGCTAAATCTTATCCAGTAATTAAATAATAAATATTTGAATCCCTCCGGTATGCACTTGGAGGGATTTTTAAATTTTATTATCAAAATTATCGAAATCGAATCACAGTAGAAGTCTATACAAGTTATTTTTAAATCAACTGACTATAATACGGCCTTTATGATCACTTTTTTGCAATCAATATTACATCAATAATGGTTTCTAGTTTATTTTGTTATTTTCTAACGCCAATCGTTGACTTTCAACAAAACGCAGACACCGCTAACTCCTAGTGGTATAATTTATCAAGAGGAGTGTATTGCAGATGATTATGATCATGTTATCCCGCAAGCTGGGCGAGCTTAGGGTAACACAGGCTGAACTTGCCGCAAAGACAGGAATACGTCCAAATACTATAAACGACTTATTCCACAATGTTGCCGAACGGGTCAGTCTTGAACACCTTGATAAAATCTGCGAGGCGCTGGACTGCGACCTGTCGGAAATTGTTGTGTATACCCCCAATACGAGCAAGACCGTCGATAAGTGCGAAAGTCAGAGCGTTTACAAACAAAAGGTGTGAGAGATCCCCGACTGAGAACAGCCGGGGATTTTCTTGTGCAAAAAACACTTGACATTGCACCCGATTGAGTGTATAATATAATTGCACTCAATCGAATGTACTTGAAAGGAGTATGATTTATGGATTTAAGCGGATTTCAGATGTGCCATCTATCCGATGATGCACACAGTATCCTAAGAGAAAAGCGTGTAATCCTCGGACTAACCCAGCAACAGGTAGCTGACAAAGCAAAAGTTGTTCTGCAGCAGTATCAGAAGTTCGAAAGCGGGGAACGTAATATCATGACCTGCTCATTTAGTATTGCATGCCGTGTCATTGAGGCGTTAGGCATGGATATCACAGACTTCTACCACGGCAAGTATGCATTTGGAGAAGAGGTATATTCTTCGCCAGAAGGCTTGCGATACAAGAAAACCGGAAAGCTCACATCAGAAGACGTAAAATAAAAAAACGCCGCCCTCAAGGAAATTACCTCAAGGGCGGCGCACTTATTTATATTATACCTCTTCAGTTTTCACTGTGAAACCCATCGCGTTCAGCGGACCAGTAGTGGCCGGAAGTTCAGATTTCGTGACTACTTTTGTGGCAGTGACGCTGTATTTCTGATTAGGGAGCTTGTTCTTGCCTTCTTTGCGGATTTTCGAGGCAAACCCCGTGTAACCCCAGTTGCAGTCACACTGTCCGATGATTCCGGGAACTGCTCCGACACCCTGCACATCGTAGTATTTATGACCAGCAACCGAGTGCTGCCACATATCGTACTTGGTGATGTACTTCTTGACCTTTGCCTCGGATATGTACGCGGCAAGCCACAGGGGATAATCCTTCAGCTCATCGAAATTGAGGTGGCAGCATATCCAGTTGACGTTCGTGTACAGCATCGGCTGATAGTTATGCGCGGCTATCGTGTCCATGAAGGCCTTGCACATCGCTGTGCATACAGCCTTGCCGAGTTTATACTGCGACTCCATCTCAAGGTCGTAAGCTATCGGATAGGTGAACTTCCCGTCCAGCTTGTTTGCCTTTATCGTGCTGATAAGCCACTCTGCCTCTGCCTTAGCCTGTGCCGCATTCTTGGCGGTGCTGAACAGGTACACACCAACATATAAGCCGGCGGCCAGACAGCCCCGAACGTGCTGCAAGAAATACTTGTCCATATTCGTACCGTATGCAGCCCGAATCATAGCGAATTTGACAGGATATCCGAGGATTTTTCCGGACTTGAGAGCTGCATAATCGCCATTGGGCTGACAATAGCTGATGTCGACACCTGCATACTTAGCCATTATTCCTCACCATCCTTTTTATCTTCACGTTCTGATTTCTTTTTCAAGACCTCAATTGCCTTTGTAATGACTGAAGGAATAGGTACACCCATCAGTCCGGCATTTTCGATTATGGAGATAGTTTCATTTGCAATAAATGCAATGACAGTCGCGTCCCGAATGAAATTAGACCCCATGATCATATCAAGCCGGCAGGCAACAAGAACAACGAGCAGAGAAACTCCTTTTCTGCAAAGTCCTTTCCAGCCTGCACGGCTCTCCAATGCGCCATTCTCTGTCTTTTCGGACTTGTGAAATACTCCAGCGACAATAAGACCTGTCGCATAATCAACGCCCATGAAAATCAGCAGAGTGATCAGCGCGGCGTCAAAGCCACCAAAAAAACTTGCAATAGTGCTTCCTACCACGCCAATTGCGGTACAAATTCCGTCTTTCATATCATTGCCTCCAGTTCGTTTATCCTAGCGCGCCAGCCTGCACGCTCTGCAAGCTTGTCCGCGTATTCTTCTCGTGTTGCAGCACCCTCCGCTATTTTTGCGGAGATGTAGTCTGTCCCTGCAAGCTTCTGCTTGAGGTCGGCAATCTCAACTGCCGCAGAAACCCTCGCACGCTCTGGGGCTTTTTCCTCATCGGAGCGCAGAACCGGAACACTTCCTGACAGCTTGTAGTTGTAAATTGCATCCTCGTCAGTAAGCCCTCGCTCAAGGTAGCAACCCTGGGCGTGATGAAAGCGGTCGCCCCCGCCCCGGTCAATCTCCGTCCACCCGATACCGTCAACAAACGCGCTGGAGTTGATTGCTGTTATCACGCCGTTCTCGTCCACTTTTGCAAAAACTATGTATTCGCACTCATCCATGATTAACCTCCTTAAAGCTCAGCCGAAATGTCGATGTAGCTGTCTGCGTCACGAAGCTGGCCGTAACACGGCTCAACCAGTCCTGCACCATCGTTTATAACAAGCCCCATGCATATTGTGTTTTCGCTGAGGATAGGACTGTCTATCAGATCACCTAAAGCATATGCGTCCGCACCAAGCTTAGTAGGCGTATTAAGATACAGCGTTCCGTGAACTGTCACAGTAGGACGCTCCACGCCATCTCTCATCGAAACAGGCAGCGCCTGGGAAAGCCTTGCTCTGTTCGTTGATGAGGTAAACCCTGTCCCAAACCATCCGTATCTCGTTCCGAACCTTACAAAGTAACGCTGGCACTTTACAAGCTCCGTTGCCGGGTCAGGTGGTACAAATGCGGTTGCGTCGCCGCCAATCTCCAGCTTGACCCATGCAAGTTTTAGGGAGTTTCCGGCCTCGGTGCCCTTGTTAATTCCTACGGACACTGCGGAGATGTACTCGCCCTCGGAAAGGTCAACCGATACTTTATTTATCCCCTTGTGAAGCAAGGAAGTGTAATAGCTGTCGATGTAATCTCCAGAAGCGTTCACAGTGCGGATTCTCGCCGCCCATACCCCTGATACTTCCAGGACGTTCAGAGAGAGTGTGTATTTCCCGGGAGCAAGCGGATTTTCGATTTTCTGCCAAAAAGCATGGGTGTTTGAATCTGGATTTATGGCTGATGTAATAAGTATGCCATCGGCATTTGGTCTTACAGAGCATTTATTTCCCTCAATGTACCATCCGTCCACTGTATAACCGCTGGAATATTCGTCCTGTCCGCGCTGATTTACCAGGAAATCAGGATTTATAAGCAGATACGGATTTACGGGATTCACATAATCTGCGATATCAGCAACAGTGTGAGTATGCCCCACATCCGACTTGTCACCAAGCCTTTTCTCCAGTTCAGCCCTAGTTACAAACGCCAGACTGCTGACATTAACATTAACATCGTAGGTCTGCGAAAGTGCGATAACCGCCGTGAATATCTCCATAAAGTCCGGATAATCAACCGACGACGGTATTTCCTCGCCGTTCGCGTCCTGATATATCGCGAACAGTACCTCTGTTTCGCCGTCAGAGGCATAAACACCGACCTGTTTAAACGTGCAGGCTTCCGATAAGCTGTCATTGCGAATCTGCAGCTTTAGCTGTAAACCACTGCTGCCGTCAAGCCTTACCTGTTCCGCAATCAGTACAGTCACATCAGGCAGTGCCGAGGAAAGCTCTGGCTGGTCTTTGAGTGCAGCGGATTCTACATGCCCGCTGCCCACAGCCGCTCTTGACAAAGTCAGCACCTTGCCCGATGTCAGGGATTGTTCGAGCAGTTCCAGCCCGACATCCGTTATTGCGTTGTCATTCCATGTTGCCATCATTAACCTCCGCATATATAGTTTTTACCTTGCCGCCCAGTTTGGTTCCGGCATGGACATCAGCAGCGGCAGTGATTTCAGCAATACGCGGGTCGTAAATTATACCGCGTAAATGCTTGATTTTGCCGCACATCAAAGTCTTAACATTAACGCCCGTTTTCGCGTCGATGTCAATAATGAAAACTGTTTCATCAAGCACGGAACGGATATTTTTATAATAATTTACCTTGGCCAGGACCCGTTTGCGCTTCTCCTCGTCGCTGCCGCTGTTCCATATGTAGATTTTGAAATGAAAAGGAGGACCGTTGTATTGATTCCATTCAACGACCTGGACATTTTCATAAATACTCCGCAAAGCAGTTTCAACCGCATACTTAGTGCCTTTGTATTTGTGGACAAGAAGACACTCCTTGACTGCCTGCCGCTTGCTCTCAATTGACGAATCTGCCTCATACCACTGTATCTTTAAATCAACGGCGAGAATATCAAGGACATCTTCGGGGAGTTCATCCACCCTCGGAAAGACAGCCGCATACTCTGATTGAGCCGCCACCTTGACAAGTTCACCCGCAACAGTGTCCGCGAGTTTGACCTTGTCCGTGTCGCGGGTAAGCGAATACGGAAAGGCGGCAAGCAGCGCGTCTTTTTCTGTGATCAGCTTACTCATCTTCGTAGCCTCCGTTCGTTATCACGGATTTTGCAAGGTCGGTATGCGCTACCTGCGGGGTAAGGCGGCCAGAACCGTCACGAAGCGAAACGAACACTGGCGACTTGATATCAACACGCTTTGCACCAGTATCCTTAAGCAGCCACATGAGCCGTGACGGATTTATATCCCGGCCAATTTTCCTGCACTGCCACTCCACATATTCCTCAATTGCGCTGCGTATTGCCGCTTCGATCTCCGCCGCCGACTTCTCGGAATTGCGGTCGATATAGTATGTAAGATCTACGCTGAACTCAACGACAAGCGGGTCGAGAACCTCAACAACGTCCGTAAGCGGTCTGACCTTATCGTCATTGCAGGCGGCAAGTATAGCGTTCTTCGTTCCATCATCGGCGATTTCGCCGTTTGTCATTATCGCGAAGATGTTCACATATCCCGGCTTGTCCTTGGGACTTATCGCGCACACGTCCGCTATGCTTGTTGATACCGCCTTTGCATGGTACTCATAGGCTCCCTTCGGGCCGGCGGTGCTGAATGCCTCCAGCCCCGCTTTCATAAGCTCATAGTATTCATCGTCAGACGCGCGTTCCGCACCGCTGTGGGACGTTTCCACATTTTCACAAGACAAAAAATACATAACATTATCTACGTCCACAAGCTTATTGATCTGCCCGGGCGCGTAGCCGTTACCGACTTCGCCCTCCGTTTCGCAGACAATCGGAACATCGACCGTGACCTCCCCGATATCTACCGCCGCATCCTCTGTGACTGTCCACATGAGCGCCCCGCTGCTATCGGTGACCCTTGTTCCCTTGGGTATCGGTATCGCCGTTTCCTGCGGCGCTGACAGCGTAATGCGCACCACGCATTCCGCCGGCTTTGCTTCCGGTCTTGTCACATTGTATATCATCTCTCCGAGTGCGTCGAGGTTTTCACCCGCCGCCCGGGACGGCAGGTTCTGATTTGCCGCGTAATTCACGATTATGCGCTGCTGTATGATTATCCCGGCGACCCACTGAATGAACAGTTTATCAGGATCCGCCGGCAGCAGTGTGTGTCCTGTGAGTTCCTCATACTTGGCGGTAAGGTCTGCAACGACTTCCGCGCTGTCGGTCGAAACAAACTGATAATCAGTCGCTCTGCTCATCTGCTATGCTCACCTCCACCGTTAATGCCATTGTGCCGTCTGCTGATTTTTCAAAATACACATCGTCCAGCTTGGCACGCGGCTCAAATTCTTCAAGCGCGTCCGATATCTCCACAAACGCTATCGTTTCCGCAGCGTCGATAGGCTTGTCCACGAACTCCATAGGCAAGCCGAATTCTCTGTGCATGGGCACCGTTCCGCGCTTGGTATTCAGCAGGAGCGCGATGTTCTGCAGTACGGAAAGCAGTTCGCTGTCCTGCTGCAGGGAAAGCGAGTAACCGTCGGCGGCGCTTACCTTGTATGACATTTCATCGCCCCCTTACTTGTTGTATTCTTTGAGTGTTATCGCTACCCCAGCGGTTATAAGCTCCGATTTTTTACCGTAGATTTCCTCGGTAACGTTAAGTTTCGTAATTACCCAGCGATAGTTGCCTATCACCCTCTTGCCGATCACGAATTTAAGCGTTTTGCCGGTCTTTTTGTACTTTTTCAGCTTATCCAGCTCCTCCGCGACCTTAACGCCGAGAATCTGCGAAAGCGTCATGTTGAACGAAACCGTATCTGCGTCGTTTCCCGTGAATTCAATGATCTCATTCCCGCCATGCCGCTTGTGACTTCCGTAAGACGCGGAACTGCTTATTTTCAAGCCCGAAAAAGTTTCAACTTTGTTTGTTGAAACTGTGAAAACAACTTTCCCAAGACTGCCGACTTTCATGTCAACCCTCCCATGATAATGCCGTCGCCGTTGAATTCATCGTTGTATTCACACACCACAGTCTGACCGATGAACGGCAGCCAGCCGTATATCTTCACCGTGATCTCATGCGCGTGTACGCACCCGCCTGCACATTCGATGTCCGGCGACTTCCCGCTGATCTCATCAGGGTGGCTCTTGGTGTATTCCGCGCCGCTGCTCAGCTCCCTGTCGGCTGACGCGTGTTTCTCGCTGACAGTCCACGATTTTCCGTCCGATTTCAGCGCCAACGTAACGAACGAAGAATGATCAAGGACAGGCAGCCAGTCCGAAACGATGTCCACATCAGGAAACCTGACCCTTGCCATTCTTTTTTTAACGTCCACAACGGTGACCATTCCGATTCTAAACATCGTCAACCTCCGTAAAGTATCTGATTTACCCGCGCCTGCACCTGCTCATAGCTGTGTCCAGCGGCTTCAAGCAGTTCCTTGCGCTTGGGATATACGTCCCATTCGCCACGGATCACCTGCATAGCCAGCTCTTGTATCTCATCGCTGCTGTCCGTCTTGCCCTCGCTTGCCTTTTCGCTTTCCAGGCATTTTCGCAAGGTGACCTGCGTAGTATAGCCGCTCGAAGATATGCTGTGCTTAGCGGACTTGACGATGTACTTACCATCGCCAAACCCGAAATCACACAGTTCAACAATGTTTCCTGCGGCAAGCCTGAGGTCGCCGGGAAACGTAAATGTCCCGGTGATTTCAAACTTGTTGTGCAGACGGAGCAGCTTGTGTGCGAGTTCCTGCGCCTCCGCCTTGCTTGATACGCGCTGGCACACCTGTAAGCATTGCTGATTGTCGCTGTTCTCGTTATAATTCTCAGCATACTCGGTCGCCGAAATAACCGCGCCGCTCGTGGTGGTGTAGTACACCCGGCATGAAGTGTAGCAGTTGTTCGTGCCGGTGGAAAGCTTGTACTTAGTGTAGCCGCCATCCTCGCCGAATTTTATCTTTCTGACCGCCTTTTTTCCCTCGTAAGCCGCCTGGTCGAACACCACCAGAATATTATTGGTGGCTTTCAAGGAGCAGCCGGCATTATGGCACAACTTCTGAAGGAAAGCAATATCCGATGTCTGATACTGCTCCACGCGGGAATACCTCGGATTGAACTCGCTTTCAAAAAGCACTCCCATTCCATTCTGCCGCGCTATCTGACCTGCTATCTCTGAAAGTGTGATGTTCTCCCACGACTTGGATTTCAGCGTCTGCCGCACGGTATTGCTGAAAGCCAGCGATGTTGCTTTAATGGTAACGGTCGCTGGCGGGCCCTGTGCGTCTATGCTGTCAAGCTCGAACTGACCGCAGTCAAGTACTGCGTCCTTGCCATCGTTGTTCCCGTTTCGGAGTACAATGACGGCGGATATCTTAAGCCCCTTACCAGTCTGAATCTGCGTGTTAGCCGTGCTGCCAGACTTCTTGGAGCTTGAACTTTTTGTGGAGCTTGAAGAACTCGAAGAGGACGAAGAACCGCCCCCGCCGACGGATTTAAGATTGGTACCCTTTATGTATCCATTCTTGCCGGAATAGGTGATTTTCGCCCAGCTCGAATAAAATCCGTGAACCTCAACGATAGTGCCGTAAGGGAGTTTGCCGATCACCTTGTATTTCTCGCCAGCGCCCTTTCGGATATTTACGCCCGTTGAGGCGGTCACTCTGTATCTCGGTTTATCGGTACCCCCGCTGTCCGAGGAACTCGAACCTGAAGACGTTGATGTCTTTGTGCTGCCCTCCGGCGCGGCGGATATCACCGAACCGCCCAGCGCACCGCCATCAATTATGCTGTTCAGCCATTTCCGCAGCCATTTGCCGTCACGGTCGCAGACCTTTATCTGCAGGTCGTCAGCCTCGTCCTCTTCGTTGTCCGTGTATGTGAAAGAAAGCCAGTCCTTATTCACATACACGGATATGTCCACGCCGTTAAGAACTACCTGTGTTTCGGCACGGCGCGCAAGGTGCTTGTCGCTCATCCGCTCACCTTCTTCCACGGCGGCAGGTTGTCCGCCGTTATTCTGTCCTCAACATCCGGAACACCGAGGACAACGCCCTCCGAAAAGATGTAGATGTATCGGTATTCAGGATTGGCATTAATAAGTACGTCCGTGAATTTCACATCTCCGTACACCTGGTGGGATATGCTGTCCCACATATCGCCCTGCTGCGTCGTATATGTGATCAAGCGTACACACTCCTTTGCCTGTCTATTCCCGCTTCATTCAGCGCGTCCTTTACCATGTCAATAAGCTGCTCGGACATCTCCTGCAGCTTTTCCTCGGTCATATCGCTAACTTCTCCGTTCACAACAAACTGGGGCGCTATGGTGATCTGTGCGCCCGAGCCGCCGGAAAGCAGCGCCCTGGTGTTATCCGCGTCAACAACTCTTTCACCGCCGCGCATAGCCACAAGTTCCGGTCCTTCCTCGCCTACAAGGGCAATGCCATTTTCTGCGTAGTCAGTACCGCTTGCATAAGCGTTCTCAATATCATGGAAACCGCGCACGCTTCCCTCATACGCCTTGTCAGAAGCGCTCGCCCCTGCCAGGGCCTGTGCAGCGGCTGCCGCAACAATATCCGCCGCTGTGGTGACCGAGCCTTTCCCAGCAAGGATAGCGTCAGCATAAGCCTGTATCGTAGCTTTTGCCGCTTCTTCTGCCTGGTCGCTCAGTTTCATATCCTCAACGGCTTTTTCCATGTCGTCAACGATACCGTCCATTGTATCGTCAATATCGACCTTGTAGTCGGCAAGCGATTTCGAAACCTCTTCCTGCGCCTTTTTCTGCTCCTCAAAGTTCGTGACCATGGTTTTCAGTTCTTCATCGGTCGCGTCAGCCATGCCGGCGATGACGTTCACCGAATCAGAAGAACCGTCCGCGAACGAGGCAATCACATCTCCCAAGCCCTCAATGTCGCCAGTCCTCTTGGATAGCGATTCAAGGTTATAGTTGTAATTGTCCCAGTATTCTGTCTGCGAAGAAAGCGCGTCATTGATAGTCTGAATGCTTGTCGGTAGAGTTTCCTCAGCATTTGTCCAAAGGTTGTATTGACCATTTACACTGTCGTAAGCCGCCTGATATGCGTCGTTGTAAGCCTGCAGAAGCTCTGTTGTCTGGTCGGTGACGTCGCTAACAGCAATCGAAACCGCGTCATAAGCAGAAACCATCTGTTCAGACGTTCCCGAAATGATGTCGCTGTACTCAATACCGACGCTTTCGCATTCCGCAATAGCAGCGTTGACCTCTGCCAGGTCAGAAAGAACCTTGCTCCGTTCTTCCGCTGCCTTGTCAAGGTCCTGTGTATAATCGCTCTTCCCGAAGATATTTCCAAGGAATGAGTAATCAAGAGTATTTTCAACAAAATTCTTTTCTCTGAAATACGCCTGATTATAAGCAATCTCGGCTTTTTCAGCTTGCTCCTGTAATTGCTGCTGCTTGATAGTCAGTTCCGCAATATTATCCTGTGCCGCTTTGTACTTTGCCTGTATGCTGTCAGAACCCGCCGCCCTGTCAATAGCGCCGGAAAGGCCGTCCAGCTTGCCTGTAACATTCTCAACGGTCAGCCCAAGGTCAGGATACAGCTCATTCAGCTTTTCAAGAATCGGCTGCATAAGCGCTTCCTTATGCGCCGCCGTTTCCGACGAAGATGCAATATCCTTCAGTTTTGCCGCCAGTATCTGAGCCTGTTCCTGCTGGTCAGCAATAGAGTCAGTCCCCTCATGATACGAGGAAAGCAGGTCAGATGTGGAGTCATGCAGAGAATCTATCTCCGAATACAATTCCGAGACAGAAAATGACTGCTGCTCAATAGTCGCGGTCGCTTCGTCAAGGTCATATTTCAGAGCGCGTGCCTGGTCTGAGGTTTCGCCGTATGTATCGCAGGCGGTCTGATAGTCGCTGTTAAGCTGTTCGACCCTGTCCTGCTGTTCCTGCGAAGCTGTTGTCAGTGTCAGCGTTTCAAGCCTTGCCGCTTTCGTTGCCTCAGAGTAACCGATGATTCCCGCCGTAAGTGCAACGACCGACACAGCAATAATACCCGCCGGATTCGCAAGCATTGCCGCATTCAGCTTCATTTGTGCGCCAGCGGCGGCAAACTGTGCCGCCACGTTCTTTGAAAGGTTGATATTCAGCAGCATGAGCAAGCCGTTCTCGCTTGCCTTTATGCCGATTCCAGCCGCCGAAAGAGCGTTAGAAATCTTTTTCACCGCCGTGAATGCCGTGTATCCTGCAACAACAACGCCGATCTCCGCACCAACCGCCATGATAGACTTGACAACGGTGGGATTCTCCTCGCAAAACTCGTTGATGCCGGTCATGATCTGTGTGCCCGTCTGGGTAAGCCTGCGAAGTTCATCTTCATACAGACTGCCGACAGTCATCTTAAGACCGTCGGTGGCAGAATCAAGCAGCGTAACATCGCCCTGCAGGTTGTCAAGCTTGGTGTCAGCCATCTTCTGTGCAGCGCCGGAACAGTTGTTTATCTTCTCGGTAAGGGACTGGAAATCCTCGTCCGAGGCGTTGATCATTGCAAGCAGACCGTTGTATCCACGCTGTCCGGCAATCGCCATAGCGTTCTGGACACGCTCTGCCTCGGTCATCTGCTCAAAGTAGCCGCGCAGTTCGTTTATGGAATCGGAGAACCCGTCAATAGTGCCATCAGCATTTACCGCCGAGTATTCGACTTCTCCGAAAGCGTCAGCTGTGAGGGTCGCGCCATTGAGCAAGCCGTTGAATGTGTTTTTCAGTGCGGTACCTGCAACAGACCCCTTAACACCAGCATTAGCCATAAGACCAACGCCGACCGCAACATCTCCAATGCTGTATCCGAGCGCCCCGGCTATCGCGCCCGCGCCAGAAAAGGTTTCGCCCATGGTGGCAACGTTGGTGTTGGAGTTCGTGGCGGCCGCTGCAAGCACATCGGCGAAGTGCGCGGTATCCTTTGCAGTAAGCCCAAACGCGGTCAGGTTATCAGTGACGATATCAGAAACAAGCGCAAGATCTTCACCGGAAGCAGCGGAAAGGTTTATCATGCCGTTCATACCGGAAAGCATCTCATTCGCGTCCCAGCCTGCCATACCCATGTAGGTCATAGCCTCTGCCGCTTGATTCGCTGTAAAAGCGGTATCAGCACCAAGCTGTTTGGCTTTCGCTGACAATTCCTGCATCTGAACAGCGTTCGCGCCTGAAAGAGCCTCAACAGTACTCATTGTACCGCCGAACTCCTTCGACACATCAACACATTCATGATATGCGTCCGCTATCTTCTTCAGTGCAGTACCGATTCCTGCCGCTACCATCGCCGCCCCAACGGTTTCAAACGCCGTTGCGCCGGCGTCACCATATCTGGCGGCTTCCTCAGCAGCTTTTTCTTCCTGCTTGGTCAGTTCCTCGACCTGGGTTTTCAAGCGGGTGCTTTCACTTGTGAGCTGGTTGATATCAATGCCTGCCTCAGAGAGCTTCTGACCCATCTGCTGTAAGCGCTGATTTTTGTCCGCAATAGCCTGTTCGGTGTTCGCAATGCGGTTTTTCAGCTCAACTTCACGCGCAGCAAGCTGTGTTTCCTGCACCGTAGTGTCTTCGGTGCTATTTTTCAGCTTTTCAAGTCCATTTTGAGTAATTTCAAGCTGTTTCCGGTATGTAGTTAACTGCGTGGTTGTGCGGTCGATTCCGGCTTGTTGCCTTTGATATGCGCTTATATCGCCTTGTTTTTTGTTAAGCTCTTGAATTTTATCACGAGTAGCAGCAAGAATTTTCTGTGCGGAATTGAATGTTCCTTTAAAATTTTCGCCTACCGTCGCGCTGAGCTTATAAATCATTTCATATTGTTTACCAAGCATTCGACACTCGCCATTCCTTACTTCTTTTCCGACTCTTTCAGGATTTTATTGTGCGTGATTATCCACCGCTGTATTTCTTTAAGTGGCTGCCCCAGCCAAAATGGGATAGGTGCATATCCGTTTTGCGCCAATATGAGGATATTGCGCCTTAGCGTTTCGACTGTGCAACACCGGCCAAGAAAAAACGCGCTCTGTTCTTTATCCTCTCAAAGTCGACGATGGATATCTTGTTGAAAAAATCCCTGCCAACAGTCTTTGTACAAGCCTTGACCGCCATAAGGATAAGATAATTTGCGTCGTTGATAGCGCCGTAGTACATGGTCTTCCCGCGGGACACAAGCTCTTCCTCAATGTTCAGAGCGTCCGCGCCGGTCAGCTTGTCAAAGTCGAATGCAAGCTCCGTTATCTCCTCGCCGTTATACATAACGGGCTTGGTCAGATGCAGTATGTTTTCAACGCTGGTGTTAGTCATATCTTCAAGCTCGTTCTCAACAAGCTCGTCCATGTTCTCAGTCTTTTCAAGGTCAACGTTTGTCTTTGCCATAATTCAAAATTCCTCCTCAAATGAAACGCCGCTCCCTGCGAAATGCAGGGAACAGCGATAGTAATTATCAGGACATACCCAGGCACTTGCGGATCTCCGCCGCTCTGTCCTTGCCTGTGTGGTCGATATAGCGGAAATTCAGCGGGTCAACCTCGCAGAGTTTCTTGCCGTTCGCGTCTATTTCCGCATAGTAGTGTACCGCATATTCGCCGTTCACTGCGATAGGCGATGCGTTCTTGACCGTACCACCGGTCAGCTTTTTCGGAACAACGCGCATGATTATCTTCTTCTGCTTGGTTTCCAGTTCGCCGCCGCTGTAATTGTAGTGCTGGTCGGCACGCCACAGGGAAAGCGTATGGACACGTTCCTCGGCAAGAGCATACGCCGCCTCGTTTGCGTGATCGAACTTAAACGTTGTGGTCATAGCCTTGAGCTGAGCAATAACAGGTATCTCAATCTCACCGAGCACCCCCGCGCCGCTCACATTGAATACCATATTTTCAAAATTCGGAAGGTCTACCTCCGCAACTCCGTAAAACATCTTTTCGTCCTCATAGATGGCATAGGAGATTACTCCCTCGTCAACTCCATTAGGCATTTCGCAGTCCTCCTTTCTTAAGAACCGAGCGCGGCTTCAAGCATATCCACGCTGTACTGAACGTGCATATCTATCTGCTGTGCAGGAATAGGCGATGCCGCCTGACAGTCAAGACGGAACATTCCGTTCATGAGATTTGTGACAGGGTTCAGCTCACTTGTATATGCGATCTCGCCGCCGTAGAGCTTACCCTCCGCCGTCAGACCGTTCAGCCATGCGTTGAACGCATTGATGATAGCGTCACGCAGCGCGGGGGTCAGAGGCTTGTCGATGTACTGCCAGAAAGTATTGATAAAAGTATTACAGAGCCAATCCTGCACTCTATTTGTGCAGATGAACATCTTGGCTACATCGCTCGTCTTGGGATAGCAGCCCAGATAGTTGCCCCACAGGGTCCAGCCGCCGTTGTTAAGCACGGTAACCACTCCGGCAGATACGCTGATAACATCAGCCTGCGGAAGTGAAAGCGTTACCTCAGTGCCATCCGCGCAAACCGCGCCGGTGATGGATACGGACTTGTTGGACGGAGACTCATACGGGCAATCGGCATTGTCGGAATCCACCTTTGCGATAAGTCCGCACACGATAACGGAAATATTGAAAAGGTAATCGCCGCTCTTGACCATCGGCCAGCATACGATCATGTCCTCGGATACATAACCGTTGTCGGTCTTGTACTTAAGCACCTTGGAATAGTCATTGACTGTCTTGGTGTTGATGTCCACGACCGCCTTGGCGCGGAACAGACCGTTGATACTCGGCGCTTTCGCCGCCATCACCGCCGCCACTGTCGGATCCGTTGACCAGCCGGGGGCGCATATAAGATCGGGAACAATGCCGACAACGCTGCGGCACATTTCAACTGTTTCCACAGCCATTTCAACGTCCACAGCCGTGATGGTGGAAAGGTCTGCGACATCATAGCCTATCTTGAGCTTATCGGCTCTGTAGCTCGAAGAATCTGCCAGTAGCTCGATACACAGCGCATTGCCGCTGTAATATGCCTCGTAGTCAGTACCCTTTGTCAGTACTGTTGACGCACTTCCTGCCGTTACCTTAAGATCGTCGTTTATGATAGCGTCAGCGGTAAGCTCCACGATGTGGTCGGCAACCGTGAATTCCTCGGCTGCGACCGCCTTCTTGTGCTTTGCCGGATCGAAGATGTTGTAGAATATCGCCGGCGACATGCCCATGAGTTTATGGTATCCGTACATTGCCTGACAGAGATTCCACTTGGGCGAACCGTCCGCGTTCCTCCACTCGGCGCTGTAGCCGCCGAGTTCCTCCGCCTCGCTGAATCCGGACGAAAGCTGGGGCTTGCCGGTGTAGCCCTTACCGCGATGGCAGGGCCATGCGCCTATGAAATAAGGAATACCGACCGCTGCGGTCTGCACCGCAACAACGCCGGTATCGTCCTTATATGTGTTTATGCCATGTCTTAAAGCCATGGTTTACTCCTCCTTGCCTGTGATTTTCCTGATAAGCGCGTCATACGGAATGTAAATACCGCGCTTTTCTTTCAGGTCGCTTCTTGCCTTAGCAACATTATGGTCTGCGACAATAAGCCGCTCGATCTGCGGATAATCCTTGAGCTTGCCGCCGAACGATTCAACAATTTCAGCCTTTGAGCCGAAATATATTCTGCCATTCGTGACAACTCCGCGTATTGAGGGGCCTAAATAGACCCAGACCCTTGACTCTGCCGCCGCGTTCTTCCCATCCTGCTCCGCCTGTTCCGGCTGCTCGGACGGTACTTCATCGCCGGCGGTCTTTACCTCAGACATTTCCTCCGAAACGTCGGTTTTCCTTGCCAAAGAAATCAACCTCCCTCTGTATTGGTCTGATGTGGAATGTGCCTATCATTTCGCCTGCGTAGTAGGGCGCGGTATCATCGGGATAGACGACCGACTCAACCCCCTCCTGCTCGTCAAGCACGAATTCTTTTCCTATCTGCACCTGTTCAAGCAGCCGCTCCTGCACCCTGTCCATGAGGTTGAGGAGCATTACAGCACCGTCCTGCTCGTCCTGCGAGTACACGCAGAAGATAAAGCGCACCGCCGCCGTGTATTCGGGATTAGGATAGCCGTTCTCGCTCCGATGGTGCTTGCTGTCGATGAACTGAACGATGATATACGGCGCGAGTTTCTTTGCCGAATTGCTGTCAGGCAGGCGCATGAGATACACCGCCGGAACACGGCTTTTCTCCTTTGCGTCGCCTTTCTGGACTGCCTCCGGAAGAGAAACGTTCTTTATAGCGTCCTCACAGAACTTTTTCAGTTCCTGAATGAGTTTTACCCTCGTCATGTTTAATGTTTACCTCCAGCCGTTAAGCAGCGCTGTTGTTTCATGCTCCATGCGCTCTTCAAACACCTTGCGGACATTATCGCCAACTGTATTTGCAAGCGTCGGATTCGCCCCCAACATCTGTGGAACGGACGGACCGAACTTCTGCTTTATCGGCAGTCTGCTTGACCCGTATCGTTCAAAAAGCCCGATGTGTCCGCTGTCCATCGTTGCACGGAAAACGTGTTTCAGCGTTTCGCCGGCGGTGTTCCGCTTGACCTGCACTCTGTACAGCCCGGAACTGGTGATTTTTGCGTTGAACCGGATAAGCGGAACATGAAATCCGCGAAAACTAAGTCCGACGCTTATTTCATCGCCGGACTTCTGAATATGCTGCGAGGACTTGGTATACTTCTTGAAGTCGGACGTATTCAGCGAATAGTCCTTATTGACTTCACGCGCTACAGCCGCCGTGCCGCTCGTTGCGGCGCGGGTCAGGGAAGAACTGGCCGCTTTTTCAATGCCGCCCGGTATCCCGGCTAAGAGCTTTGTTGCCCGGTCGAGCGCCTTGGAGCTGCCGGAATCATCAGCAAGAGAAATGTTGACGATTCCGGAATAATTGCCGCCCGAATAGCTGTCACTCATCGTAATACCTCAGTTCCAGCGTGATAAGCCCCATCTCGCATTTGGACGTAACTACCGAATACTTGCGGAAAAACGTCTTACCCAGCGCCTCGCCGTCGTCTATCTCAAAGCGATGTCCCTGTTCGGGAATCACCCCGTCAAGGTCCTTCTCGTTGATATAGGCAACGGCGGTCACAAGGTATATGCCCTCAGCATGGTCGCTCTGAATTATAGGTCTGTCAGACTGCTTGACCCGCTGGAGAATGATCGGTATATCTGCATACACCTCTCCGTCATATTTCACCGTGTGACTTTCCGCAAACTCCTCGGTGTTCATCAGCACATTAGCGATATCGGACTTGACCATGTCCTTAAAGCCCATTATTCGCCCTCCGGATCATCGGACAGCGCGTCGGCGAAAAAGTCGTCAAGCGCCTTGATGAGTTCCTGCTTGGTCGCAGCTGCAGACACCTCGATACCGTACTCGTTTGCAATCGACTGCAAATCAGCTTTCGAGGTGTCCGGACCGTACTGCGGTATGCCAAAGTCATCGCCGGCGCTTTCGTCATTATCATTGTCATTACTTTCAGACTGAACCTCGCCGCGCTCGGCACCGTCCACCGCCTCCGCGATACCCTCGCGGACAAGCCTTAAGCCCAGTTTCTCGTCAGCATCAAACGGCGGGTCCTTGGGAGACTTTGGCTTTACAATACCGTCAACCACCAGCCCGAAAGTTGTATTAAGGATTCTGATTCTCATAGAAACCTCCTATCAGCTTACGACGGATGCCGCGAAGATGAACGGCGTGTAGTACCTGGGCATTGCGATAGGCCTTGAATAAAGCTCTACAGCTCTGGTATTATGGGGGTTGTCCACAAACAGCTTGGTTACTCTGGACTTGGCAATAGTCGCGAAGTCCGGACTGCCATAAGGCATGAGTGTGACCGCACTGTAAGCCACACGGCCGCAGTTCGGGAATGTTACCATTGCCGCGTCACTGGGGAAATAGCTCTGTGTTACGCCGTTATCATTTTCGTATTTATGTCCTACTACGAAAACGCGCAGCGAGTGACCACGGAAATTGAACGAGCCAAGCTCGTTAACGCCGGGAAGTATGTTGTGTTCGTTCACACTGCCGAAATTGATTGCAATGTTCTTGTTCAGCATTGTGTAAAGCTCCTCATTCTTGTAGAACACATCGGCAACGTCGGTGCCGATGAGCAGGTCAGTAGCCGCCATACCACGGTCGGAAAGCATCTCACACATCGCGTGAACATCTCCGATGATGTTGGCGTTAGAGCTGTTCCACTTGTTCTGCGGTGTGTATGTATGCTCCGTTGCAGTGTCATAGAACTGAATATGTTTTGTTTCGCCAGGGGTATTGATGTCGATGTACTCCTGCATGGTGAGCGCATTATTCTGCATTAACTGCGCGCACATCCACTCGATACGGCGGCGCGTTCTCTTTTCAAGGGTCTCAAGGTCCTCTGCAAGCAGACGTATAGCCCGCTGTGCAGGCGTGGAACCTGCGATAAGGGGCTCGCCGAAACCGCGTGCTGCCAGCTCGTCAGCGCTCAGCGGAAGTCTTTCAGCAATATATGCGGGACCGAATTCAGCCACGGTGTAGCCATCGCGCTCAATAGGTATAGCGCCGCCGCGTTCAGGCACGAAATGTGCCAGCTTACGCTCACCGCTCTTTTTGTACTCCACAAGGATCTTGTCCTCGGTATGAATATCACTTTTGCCAGTGGTAAAGTAGCGGTCGCTGAAGAACATTGTTTCAGGCTTCGCCTTTTCGTGAATGCTCTGCAGCACGTAAGACTTGGTTATATCAATATTTACTGCCATTTTGTCCTCCTCGTTAGTTAGAATCGGCGGCGGTAAACTCGATGCCATACTTGCGCAGGGTATCCTTGTCTGCCTCCGTCATCTGGTAGCTGTCCTTCATGATGATCTTGTTGCTGTTGAACTTGCCGCCGATGTAGATGGTCATGTTTACATCTTCGTCAGCCGGTACAGTGATATCATCGGTCAGAATACCGTAAGGCTCAAGCACCTCGCTGTCCGAAGACGAAGCGGTTGTTCCCAGGATAACAAGTGTGCCGTCCTTTGAAGATTTCGCAAGCACGGTGCCGCGCTTAAGCTCTCCTGTGTTCTTGCGGAGCTTTCCGGTGCCGACTCTTAACGCCGGATCCGTGCCGGCGACAAGATTGTCGGCGGATACTGTACCAAGCTTTTTGAGAAGTTCCGTTGTCATTTACTCGTCCTCCTTCAGTGCCTCGTCAATAGCTGCTAAAACCTCAGCCTCTTCCTGGGCTTTTGTCTGTTCCGCGCTGCCGTCAGCCTGCGGGGCAACTGCGTGAACATCTTCCACGCCGGAACCGCTGTAATCTGCCTTCATGTCGTTAAGGAACGACTGGCCTTTCCTTGCATTCTCCGACATGGCCTTGTAAGCAAGTTCCTCGGCTGTGCAGGGGTTCTTGTACTTAGCGTCAGCGAGGAGCTCCGGGCTTACCTGTCCGGCGATAGCCTCTATCTTCTCTAAGCGTGTGCGCTCGTCTGCAAGCGCTTTCTGCACAGCGGCGTCCATTGCCGTCTTGTTTTCGTCTGCGTGTTCTGCCTTGTAATCCTCTTCAACGCGTGCAGCGAGTTCGGGATTTTCTTTGCGCAGTTCAGCAAGATTTACTGCCATAGTAGTTTTACCTCCCTCATTGTTGTTTGATTTATTTGCATTGCCTTCGTTTGATTCAGGCTGTAATGCCATGTGGTGTGTCCCTGTAATATTTGGAGCATTATTTACAATCGGTATATTTTCAGGGCATGTTGCTCCGTAAAGCGGCATAAATCTGCCGCTCACATACAGTGCCGTCTTGTCAGCCGATGCAGCTATCTTGACTTCATCGCTCGTTTCAATGAGCTCGTCAACAAAGCCCTGCTCCTTGGCTTCTTTTCCGGTCATAAATGTTTCAGCCGACATCATACTGAGCAGTTCGGCTTCCTCTTTTCCGGTCTTACGCTTGTACGCTGCCAACATGACCTTGTCGTAAGCATCATTGGTCTGTGCCACTTTTCTAAGTTCATCTGCGTTGTAATAGCCAAATACAGGCGCTAATGACTTGTGTATCATTATCAGCGACCCCTCGGACGCCCTGACTGTATCAGCAGCGCACATAATGTGTGAGCCTGCTGACATTGCCACACCGTCAACGGTGCAGGTGATCTGTGTGCCGTTCGCAGCCATTTCACGTAGCTTGTTGTATATGACTATCGCAGTTGTACATGAACCGCCGCAGGAATTGAGCTTTATATCTAACTTTCGGCTCTTGGATATTGCCTTTAAGTCATCTAAAATCTCGCTTTCAACGATGTAATTTTCTTCCGTGGGCTTATTGGTGTCATAGTCAAACGGTCTGCTTTTTACTACCAAACCGTAAAGCACAAGCTCGGCGGTTTCCATATCAGCATCAGCCCTGACCGAATAGCCCTCACGCTCCGCGAAATACGCAGCGCCTTTATTCTTCATCGGCATTTTCTTCATCTCCCTCTTCATCATCGTCAGCGATGTTATTCGTCTGGGCGGGTATAATGTTCTTTATAAGCTCGTTCTCCACCGCAAGAGCAGACATATTGTCCTCCCAGTTTTCGCCGTAGTACTCTCTTGTGATCTGCTCGTTCGTCTTCCAACCGTGCTGAACCAACATGGCATTTGACTCAGCTTCCTTCTTGGGGTCAAGCTGTGTGAGCGCCGGACCGTCCCACCGCGCACCGCACCAAGCCGCTCGGATAAGAGGGTCGTCGAAGAAACCCGGTGCCCTTATCCTGCCGAGTGCAACAGCCTCAGCAAGCCAAGTTTCGTAAATTGGCTGGTTAAAATCGTTATTGACCCAGGAACGCCGCATTTTGATAGCCTCCCACGCTTCTTCAAGAGCGCCCTTTGACGCTGAATAAGACGCAGTGAACTCTTTGAGCAATACCTCATGCGGCATTTCAAGCGCCGCTCCGATCTGCTTAGAAATTGACTTGTTGAATGTTTCATATCCAGCAGTCGGAATGTTCGGATTACCGAACACGATTTTTTCGCCCTTTTTCAACTTAACGATGTTGCCAGGTGCCATTTCCGGCTCGTCCTCGTCTGAATCGCCATCATCAGAATGGTCGAACATCGGCATATCAGTCGAGTCCGTTTCCGTTTCTAGCCAGCCGGTAAAATACGTCTGAATGATTGCCGCTGTAAGTTCGCTTTCCGTGTATCTGCGGTTCTGCAGAAGCATTTCAATGACCGGGGCGAGATACGAAACGCCCCGATACTGGTCGGGACGCTCTGAATCCATGAGCTGTAAAACATTCGGTAATCCGGTCTTTTGGCTGAACGCCTCGACCCTGACCCACTTAATATCCGTAAGCATTGAAGAATACGGATAACCATTGCAGATATGATAGGCTACAACTCTTCCGCTGGCGTCAACCTCAACGCCATCATGAACAGCGTTATCACCACATTTACCCTCTGTCGCCGAAAAAAGACCGTTTGCAACTAAACTCAGCGGCGTACTTATCCGGTCAGCTTCAACAAGCTGAATGCAAAGAGAATATGGATTAAAGCGAGTCGGCTTGCGCCTTTTCAGCAGAACAAACACATCGCCGCTCATCAGCCATGATTTCACGGCTAACTGCTGCATTTCATAGAAGTTGTTTATGCCCAGCGCGTCACATGACGACTTGTTCAGACACCATGCCCGGAACTCTGCCTCGGTGCGCCTGCACCATTGCCTTGCACTTTCCGGCGAAAGTCCAAGCAGTTCCGCGTCAAGACTGCACTTCATTCTGAGTCCCGGACCGACTATCTTCGTGCGATTAGTGTTCACAGCGGCGGCGGCTATCGGAGAAGCCATATATAGCATGCGCCCGCGCTGACGCATTGTTGCATTGTGAAAGTCTATATCCTCAATCGGCGCGCCCGAACGCGCATTGAAAGCCCTTAATGACCTTTTAGTAAGCGATGCTCCAGCGTCGCCGTACCCGCTTGCATGTACATATGAGCCGCTCATAAACGTCCCCCCTTTTTCGTGGAATAACAAAGGCACGCCGTTTGACCGGGCGTGCCTTGATTGTATTAAATTGTAGATTTCACTTGTCGGCAATTGCGGCTCATGCGCCGTTTTTGCCCATAAAAAAAGCACCTCTTTCAAGGTGCTATTTTTTGTATTTTTTAGATTTTTTTGAGATTTTTTTCAAAAAAGCTATTGACAACCACCTTAAAATGTGGTATAATAATATTGTCAGAAGGGAGGTGAAAGCAATGATCGATAAAATAAAAGAGCTCATTAAGCTGCTGGAACAGCTTAACAAGCTCCTTCTCAAGGTAATTGAACTTGCCGGAACGGTTACCTTGTTGGTCTTAGCTATCAAGCAGATCGCAGAAATCTTCTGATAGCAACCGCAGCTGCGGGCGGTTATCCGCAGCCCCCTTCGGGGGTTATCAATATTATACCACGTTTCTGAAAGGAGGTCAAGGGGATATGAAAAATATAGTTAAGTTCGGCGGTCAGCTTCTTATCACGCTCGCACTTTGCGCCGTTCTGGTATTCGGAATAATCGGCGCTGTGAATCTATTCATAAAGTGAGGTTTTCAACATGTTTTTATATATCAAGGAATATCGAAAGCGGGCAAAAATCAGCGTGCCCAAAATGTCCGAAATTACCGGAATACCGATAAGGACTATTGAGGGCTTGGAAAAACGCGGCGACTGCCTTGTTTCCAACGCTCTGAAAATCACCGACGCGCTTGGCATCACCCTTAACGACCTGCTGACACCGCCACCTGACAACGCTGAGTAAGCCGTTTCCACATTCAAAGCGCCTGCCCGCAAGCAGGCGCTTTTTCTTCGGTGAAGAGCCGCATGCGCCGCTACTGCCGCGCACACAGCCCTCGGAGAAATTATGAACTCTGCCGTTAAAGCCCCAAACCGGCAGAAATCAAGGCGCGATCAAATTCGCGCCCTCTTTTCTGCTGATTTTTGAAATTGATTGCAAAAATGATTTATCTGTCCGTGGGAATTATGCCCACGGTCTTGCGCGTTGCCTTTCCGTGCAGAATGGCATCATAGTATGCCTGCCGGTCAACAGCCTCTTCCAGCAGCTCGTCAAGCTTTGTCATGTCGAACTTGGTGATCTCCATGTCACCAATCTTGTACGATTTGACGCCGCCAGATGTAAGCGACTCCTGCGCCTTGATAAGTTCGTCTATACGTTTGGTATAATGTTCATACATTTTACGAGCCGTATTTTTATTAATCATCGTTATCATCACCAATCATCGTAAAACTCGCTTTTCTTGCGCTTACGCGGCTTTGCTTTCTTCTCTTTCATGGGAATTGACGCATTTTCTTCGCCCGGCTTAGCCGTTCGGAGCTTCTGCTCTATCGCGTCCCAGTCAGGCGAAAGTATTTCGCATGCCGCAAGGTTGTAGTTCCGGATATCAAAAGCCTCGTTGCGCTCATGTCCGGGGATCTTCTGCCATTGCCAGGGGTGTTTCAGTTTCGGAACATACGCAAGGTGTTCCGACATTAGCTGTTTAAAGAATTGCTTGCCGTAATCGTCGCGCAAGGGAAAGTGACAGTAGTTAGCGCCGGGCGACTGAACACGGAGGTTGTCCACGATCTTCTGCTTACCTGCATTAACGCCTATCTCATACACCCATACCTGCCCGATAACCTTGCCGTTGACCACGATTTTTTGTTTCTTGGGCGGCGCGGTGTACGGTATATCCGGACGGTTCGCGCCCTTTATCGCAAACACATGGTCATATTGACGGGCAAGACAGTGCTGGCGGACTTCCTGTGTAAAGTGTCCGCCCTCGTCAATAAAAGTAAGCGAGATCTGCAACGAAACCCCGCTTTTAAACTTGTATTTATGAGATAATACCTCGTCAAGCCGCTCCCAGACTTCCTCTGTGTCAGGGCGTCCAAGGATAACGCCTTTCTTTATGCCCCATGTTTCACCGTATCGCCGATGTCCCACGACCTCATATTCTAGTCGGTCGTCCTGTGTATCCACACCGCAGGTGAGCAGGAGCACGCCGTCCGGCACTTCTGCCTCATAGACTTCACGCCGCGCCATAACATCATCTTCTGATGCCATGTCGCCGCGCTCTTCCCAAAGCTCGCCGAACTGCGTATTATACACGACCTGCAGTTTCGCAGAATCCGTCCCCGCCTGCAGGAACTGTAATATTATCGACTCCCAGGTTGCCCACGGTGAAACCCATGCAGTCAGCCAGAACGAGCGCGTTTTGTGGTGCTTTCTGGCTTCTGGAACCGTGGCGACCCATTTCGCCGGCTGACTCTTCATCGTGTGTTCGTCGGATATGCCGCCGCATTCCGGGCATACATAAAAAATCTCTGAGATGTGGAATATCTTCTTGTCGCCATTTTCGGCGGCGTCGTACTCAAATCTGATATTATCAAATGTGATCTCGACATATTCGCCGCAATGGGGGCATTGGGTTTTCCACCGCTCCATCGTGCCTAAGTTGTAAGAATTTTCGATAGCTGACGCCCCTTTTACAGTCGGCGTTGAAACCTCGACCATCTTCTTGTTGTAGAACGTTCGCGTTCTTGCAACAGCCAGTTCCCACGGGTCGCCTTCTGAACCTGCGCTTGTCGCCCACATGTCACGCTCGTCGCCGAATACATAACGGATAGGCATTGATGAAAGATCGTGCGCCACGTTCGAACCAGTCATGACGAGCACGCCGCCGGGGAACGACTTCTGCCGCTTGGTGTTCGCTGCGTCGCGTGACTTGGGATCAGCGACTTTGCGCTTAAGGCAGCGAGTTTCACGGATCATCGGTGCAATTCTCATTTCCGAGTAACGCTTAACATCGTCAATCGTGGGCTGTATCAGCAGTATCGGTCCGGGGTCCTGGTCTATGCAGTATCCGACCATGTTGTTAATGGTTTCAGACTTGCCGACCTGCGACGCGGCGACAACTACGATATGCTCGATAAGCGGGTCAGTAAAACTGTCCAGTATATCAAACATATACGGAGTTCGCGAGGTCCGCCACTTGCCGACTTCCGCCGATGACTCGGAGGTAAGCCGGCGGTTCTTGTCCGCCCACTGTGATACGGTGAGGTCTTCCGGCGGTTTCATGCCGCTGAGGATCTTCGCAAGGCAGGCGTTCAGCTTGTTCACCCGATCTTTTTCTGATTCTCGGAACACACCGCCACCTCCCGCCGCTCAAACCCCTTTCTGACACACGGATTTATGATAATATCAAGGTTCGGGCGTTATGGAGTTGCACCACAAGTGCTAAGGCACAGCAGCTGTGCTCACCCGATTTTTAGCCGCATAAGGCTTGGTGGGAACGGCGGGTCCTGCCCCCGCTGGTGATTTTAGCAGGTGAGATAATCACCTAACTTCTTCCACGATATTGCTATCGCTATACAGTTGTATGCCCCTGATTCGTTGGGGCACTTTTCACACTTGAACCTGCCGTGTATTCACGTCATCTTGCCGCGGTGCGTTCCCATGTTGCGGATGTTGTGCTAGGCAACAGCCGCTTTCGACATTTGAAAGGACAACCCCCGCCGTTCATGTGCAGCGAGGGTAGATAGGTAGGCGGCAGCGGGGATCGAACCCGCCGGCAGTGGGCTGAACCAGTATAAATACTGACTTTTTACCATGACCGTATCCCGACATATGCCGCCCTTTAAAGACAGCAGGGCGGACTTGAACCGCCGACATAGGGATTGCGTCCCCCGCTCTACCAACTGAGCTACTGCCACACGAACACCACAGTTCCACATCGGATAATGCGCTCCCGCACTACCTCTGTTTCACCGCGAACGGATGAGTAGTCCGCGCCTGTGCCGTGTATTGTATACACAACGTCTTGACAAGAGCCTGCGGATTTGCACCGCACGCGCTAAGGCGCGGCACTGTGCGGCTCTGAAATCTGCGCAGGGTCAAAGGAGAAAGCCCCTGCGCCTTGTATCGTCTGCGCGGTGTTGCAAGTCCGCGCTATTACTCTGTATGAATCGGACAAAAATACCGCTTGGGCGCGGTGATCAGACTGGTTGAATGTTGGCTCTGTGTCCATCGCCTCAAACGGTATTTTTTCGATTATATTGTATCACAAATATAAAGGGACATGGGGGACATTCGGGACAAATTGCAAAAATATCTGAAAAAGATATTATCGAATAAGCTGTATCTACCCTCTGAAATCCGGTGCTTACTAACTTCACGCCGATTTATTCTTCATCTTCTCCATCGTCGAAATCAGCATCAAGTTCGCGGTTAGTTCGCTGACGCACCAGCTCGTCATATCTTTTCGGATCATACTTGTATTCGGATAAGTCCTTAAGAATCTCATGCACCTCATGCTCAATGATCTTCTGCACCTCGGCAGGCTCGGAGGACGCAGCGCAGTCAGTGGCACATCTTCCGGCAAGAGCCACAAGCCCGCCGCGAACAAAGTAGAGCAGGTCAGCGGTCATTTTCTGTACGTCCTCTGAACGGTGCATTTTGCCCTGGAACTCCTTTGCCTGCATTTCCGCGATGACCGCCTTGGACTCCTTGAGTTTTGCCTCTGCCTTTTTCCGCTTAAGTTCAACATCAGCGGTATCATCATCGCTCCGGCGCGATTCCAGCGACGCGCAGTAAGCCCTCATGGTCTGCGTAAAGTCGTAGAGCGTACCATGCTTTGTCTTGGTTTCCTTGATGATTCCGCGCGCTGTTATGTCGCGGATCCATGACGTAGTCTTTCCGGTCGCCGCTACAATGTCGGCGGTCTTCACGAATATCTGCGCTCCAGCTTTCAGCGAGTAGATAATCTCCGCCGGCTCCGAGGTCGCGGGACGTGCGTCCTGTGCCGCCTCTGTACGCGCTTCTTCCTCCATAGCCTCCAGCCTTGCCGCCGCGTTAAGAACCGCACTGTCGCCGCTCACAGAGGGAACATCAGCCGCTTTTCTGCGTGGCGTGCGCGCCGGCTTATCTGCGGCGGCTTCCGGCGCTGTTTTCTTCGTAGCCTTGCGCTTGGTGTCCGCACTTCCTTTCGCGGTGCTTTTAGTCTGTTTCGCTCCGCTTGAACCGCCTTTTTCACTACTTTTAGCGGATTTCGCTCCGCTTTTCGCCGTTTTCTTGCCGCTAGGCGTGGTTTTTGCGGTACCCTTGGTGGCTTTTGCCCCGCCCGGAACTGGCTTTGTAGCTGCCTCCGCCGCCGTTTTTTTGACCTCGGTTTCCTGTGCTTTTTTCCTTGCCATTTTCTATACCCCCAAAAAATATTTTTTTCAATTCAAGTGACCCGTTTTTTTCTCCATGACTAGACGAAAATTGGGCGTCGGCGAGCCTCACCTCACCCCGCCCCTGGGTCACAGTACCTTGAGGGGGGCGTTCACATCGGCAAAAGGCAGGAACAGCGCCCTTGTGCCGCTCTCTGCCATTTTATTGATGCCGTGTTGAGGTGTCAGTTGTACTCTTTCAGCAGGATAACAAGCGCCTTTTCTGCTTCTGATGTCTGAGGCTCGACGTCCTTGCCTCGGTCGTAGTTGTACACTACTTTGCTGTCCTGGACAAGTGTTAGCTTGGAGATTCTACCGTTGTCAATTCCGAACTGGCTTTCGTTCTCATAGTGTTTCACCCAGTAGCTCACCGATGTCATACCGCCGTTGCCGCTCGGTATTCCTATTGTTCCCTGTGTCCACATATTCTTCTCCTCCTGCTTGATGTGTATTTCCTTTCGGTGTGTCCATATTAACTCTAAAGGGACGAAATTGCAAGCGATTGCAAAAGAATATCCTGCACAAAGATTTCGCAGATATCATGTGTATTTTACCTGCTGTAGCAACGGTGAATGATGTCGATGATCTTGTTCTGCTCCTCGGCTGACACTCCGATACTCTTCAGAGCCTCTCTTGTGCCGCATTCCGGGCAAATGAGTGTGTGGCCATCATCGCGCGATATTGCAGGCGGTGCGGTATAAATCGCGCTGCACTTGGGGCATTGCGCCGCTCTTCTTGGTGTTGTTTCTTTCATAGTGCTGCCTCCTTGCTTCTCTTTACTGCGTCCATCAAGATATTGATATCAAATCCGAAATCTTTGTAGCCTTCTCTGCAGGTGTTGATGTACACCGGACTCGGTACTCCTATCCGCCTATCCTCATGCATAATGTAGGCAAAGCAGTCGTGAACGCCCAAGTCCTCGCTGTCCTTGCCCCATATCTGCTGTCGGAATTCCTTCTTGTAGTAGAATGCGGGGAAACCCTCGTAGCGGTCTAAGGCGCTAATGTCGCGCTCTGTGACCGCCCATACGCCCACGGGCACGCTAGAGCCTTTGCGCCGCTCAATGGTCAAGTATGCCCCGGTCTTGCTCCCTTTGAAGAGGAGCTCATAGTCTTTGATTTCAGCCGTTCCGTAGAATTTTGCGTCTGGACAGCGTATGATCATCTGAACAATGTTGAGGTTGCTGCCATAAGCCAAGTAGAGTTTTTCTTTCATAAAAATACGTCCTTTCTGAAGAATTGCCCTTCTACCACCCTAAGACCGCGAAGCGGTCAGGGGATGTTTGCCGGGGTCATGCAGTTCTGCCGTTTCGGAAAGCTCCGTCGCCGCTCAGGCGGTTCGTGAAGGTTTCTCTTGCGGTCTTGAACTCGTTCCCGATAAATCCAAGCCGAAGGAGCCAAGTGCGCATCGCGTATTTAGGGTTGTCCACCTGCTGGGGCTTGGGGCTTGCGCTCTTTGCGTTCTTTGCCATCGCACTGAGCGCTAAACAAAGCTGAATGTAGCTCTTGAGCTGTCCTGCGTGAAGTCCGTTCTGCCTTGTGCCGCTCGGTGCATCAAATTGGAAAAGCCTGAACTCAACCGTGCCCTTGGTGAAAGTGGCGTGCAGGTTAAGCATGTGGTATCTGCTGTCGTTGTAATGCGCTGACCGGCCGTAGCTTGCGTTCTGGCTAGTGTACCAGATGTCCGCAAGCTCCGCCATGGTCTGGGGCTTTTTACGGTTGAGCTGTTCGAGGAATGCGGGGCTTACCGTGCGGCAGTAGCGGTTCATTCTTCCTCTGTCGATGTTGAGGGCGCTTGCTAAAAGGCTTTCGTGGCTTGCCATTATATTGGCGAGGTTCCTGAGGCTCTGCGGCGTGTGTCCCTGTGCGCCGATGTGAACGTGTACCCCGCAGCCCCTTGTCGCATCGCTCTTGGCTCCTGCCTTGCGAAGTCGGCGAATGAGTTCCTGAAGTGTTTCGATATCGCTGTATGTAAGGATTGGGGTGACCATTTCGCACTTTTCACCGTCAGGTCCGTGAATGCTTACGTCTTTCTGGAATTTCCACTCGCGCCCCTCGCTGTCCCAAGCGGAGAAGGTGCAGTATCCGTTGCAGCCGGCGGTGTTTTCGTGGCGGTGCGTTCCGAAGAACTCAGCGGCGATCTGCGCGGCTTTCGCTCTTGTTATGTTGTTCATCTCGACCTCAACGCCTATGGTTTGGTTCTTAATGCCCTCGATCTGTACCTGTGTGTTTTTCATTGTCGTGTCCTCCGTTTGGCTTTGTTTTCCTTTCGGTGTGTACATATTAACTCTAAAGCGAGATAATAGCAAGCGGTTTAGGAACAATATATTACACGAAATGTACAGCGGAATTATGTGTATATTATGCCGCTCGGTGCTGCCTGCTGACCAGCTATATATTAACTCCGAAAGGGACACATATCAAGAGAATAAACTCACAAACTTTCAACATTCAACTGTGAATAGTAAACAATGCCCGAAAGGACGAAGAAAACGCAGGGCAAAGCAACGCCGTTCCCCCACAGCTTGTATTCCGCTGAATCGCTGTGAGGACTTTTAAGCCATGCACGGAGCTGCTTACCTGACTTTACCTTGTTTGAGCCGCTCGTTATATTGCGGTGAACTTCAAATACCTGCCGCCAGAATTCAAGCTCACCATCGGTCGGCTCCGCTGTTCCGATGTCGGCGCACCACCAATCCGGAAAGCCTTGCAGCCGGGCGCACTCCGTAGGCATGAGCCGCCGGACGATGTATTGAGGTTCTTCCGCGACGGTCGGCGGATCCTTATAGTCAGATGCCACAAGAGTGCCTGCAACATTCTCGGTAGCTTCTGTGTGGTATGAGTTCTTGCTCGTACTGTATACCCGCGCCGGCGAAAAAGCTACAGCGTGACGGTCGGTAGCGTTCAACGTGAAAGAAACGTCCTCGTTCACTCCACTGCCTTGCGGTCCGTTTTTGTCCGACCTGCCTATCATTGAGCCCTGGACGGATACAACAGCAACCCCGCCTTGGTTGGAGTCCGGCGCATTACCGCCGGTATCTATTGTACGCGACGTAGTAGTTTCATAGCAATTATGCCTGGCATTCTTTGTTCCCTCGGAGGTAAATCTTACATCAAAACATCTCGTTTCTTTGGTCACAACAAACGGCTGATTGTTCCCGCCCATTCCATAGGTCGAACTTACTGTTGGAGCGACATCAAGCGGTCCGGTATACCGTGTGTCCTGTGAATGATTTTCGTAGACAGTTGCTGGTATCGTCCCAGCGCGGAGCGTGGGCGAGGTTTCTTCCTCGTAGCCGATTCCACGTGCTTTCGCCGAATGCTCCGCGCAAAATCCGGCAGCGTTCATTAAGCCCCCGCTTGCCGCTCCAATGCCGCCCTCAGCAGCGGCGGCAGTTCTTTGCCACGCGCGGAAGCTCTCAGCAGAATACCCCGACACGCCTTCTGACTCAAACAGTATCTTTCCGGCGCGTTCGGAATCAAGATCTGCGACAAGGTAGATGCGTTTTCTTCTCTGGGGTACTCCCCAGTATTGAGCGTCGAGGACTCTCCAGGCAACGGAGAAGTCTTTTGCCATGATATATCCTGCTGCTGTCCATCTCTCATATCGAGGAACAGAAACGGTTTCATCTTTGATTTTACACAGGCTTTCGAGGACGCACCGAAAGTCCTCGCCGCCATTTGAGCTGAATGCTCCGGGAACGTTCTCCCACACGCAGTATCGCGGGTAATTGCCATTTGTTGCACACCTCATTTCCTTGATTATCCTGACTGCCTCATAGAACAGGCTGGAACGTGCGCCGTCCAAGCCGCTCCTCTTTCCGGCAATGCTCATATCCTGACACGGACTGCCAAACGTGATAATATCGACAGGCGGAAGTTCCGCACCGTTAAGCGAGGACACATCGCCGAAGTGCTTCATCTGAGGCAGTCGCTTTGTTGTGACACGGACGGCAAACGGTTCTATTTCCGAGGACCACAGCGGAATTATTCCCGCAAGCATTCCTCCGAGGGGAAAGCCGCCGCTGCCATCAAATAGACTGCCTAAAGTTAGTTCACTCATGCTCCACCGCCTTTGCAAGTGAAGCGTATGGGATTCTTTCACCGTTTCGCTCTACAAATACATCATCAGGGCGTCCAGTATCATCAACGTATCTCCGCAGGATAACGGAAGCGTACTTCTCGTCCAGCTCCATCGTATAGCATATCCGGTTTGTCAGCTCACACGCCATAAGCGTTGAGCCGCTCCCTCCGAACGTATCAAGCACGATAGCATTTTCCTGCGAGGAATTCTGAATGGGGTATGATAAAAGGTCAAGGGGCTTCGAGGTAGGGTGGTTCGCGTTCTTCTTGGGTTTGGCAAAGTTCCAGATGGTGGTCTGCTTTCGGTCGGAATACCATGAGTGCTTGCCGTTTTGCAGAAATCCATATAGAACCGGCTCATGCTGCCATTGATAGTCGCTTCGTCCTAAAACCAGACTATCTTTGACCCAGATACAGCAGCCAGCGAGATGAAAGCCAGCGTCAACGAAAGCCCGGCGGAAATTCAGTCCTTCCGTATCAGCATGGAAGATGTATGCCGCCGCTCCCTTTTCGAGGCAGTCGACCGCCACGCTGAAAGCCGATTTAAGGAAGCTGTAGAAATCTTCGTCCTTTATGCTGTCATTCTGAATGGTCAAGCCGCTCGATGATTTGAACGATACGCCATACGGCGGGTCTGTCAGGAGCAGGTTCGCGCGCTTGCCACCCATCAGTGCGGCAACATCATCGGCGCTGGTGGCGTCGCCGCACATCAGACGGTGTCTGCCTACCGTCCAGATATCGCCGCACTGTACAAATGCCGCTTTCTCCAATGCGGCTGACAGGTCGTACCCGTCATCTTCAACATCAGATTTGCTTTTATCATCGAATAAGTCCGCAAGTTCCTTTTCGTCAAAACCTGTGATAGATAGGTCAACGCCCTCGCCTTGCAGGTCTGACAGCTCCACAGCAAGCAACTCATCATCCCAGCCTGCGTTAATGCTCAGCTTATTGTCTGCGATGATATATGCGCGTTTCTGCGCCTCGGTGAGGTGTGATTCCTTGACGCAGGGTATTTTCTTTAAGCCCAGTTTTTGGGCGGCGTAAAAGCGACCGTGACCGCACAAAATCGTGTTATCCTCGGCAATGACGATAGGGGCAAGGAACCCGAACTCTTTTATTGACGCGGCAATTTGTGTTATCTGTGCAGAGGAATGCGTCCTGGCATTTCGCGCATAGGGGATAAGCTCCTCAACGTCCGCAAGGTAATAGTTCAGTTCGTTACTCACCGTAAACCACCTCCCGAACGTACGTCGTCGGCGCGGGACGTGATTCTTTAAGCTGAAGATTGATTTCACTCCGTATCGCGATAACCTGTTTCATGTAAGATTGAGCCATCACTACATACGGAGATTGAATAGGTGCACCGGTGGTCGGGTGCTTGGCGATATAGCCATACTTTGAGATAAGCCGCTCAAGGTGTATCCATCGAGCCACGGAGAATGCATACTGCTCGACCATCTGCATTGATACAGCGTTCTTCATCCCGCGCGAATCAAGCCATTTGAGCGTGTCCTTTAACACCTCATCGGCTCCAAGTTCGCTGCCGTCGCGCTGTATCTCTTTCAGATACTCCTTGATAGGCGGCATCTCAACCGCTTTGATTTCTTCACATTTTTTCCTGGGTAACATAAAACCTCCTCAATTTTATATTGCGCCGGGCGAGAACGCAAAAATTGAGGAGTGCATTGCATCTGATTATGTTTTCATTATATCACGCATTGGACGGGACATGGGGGACATTGGTGACAACTTAATCAGGATTGTCCGATATGTAGCGATAGTACATCTTCTTGACGGAGTCGATGGTGTTCCCCCCACCGAGCTCCTCCGCAACAGTCCTCCAGCTTTTATGCTTGAGAACTCGCTTCTCCATGATGCGCTTAATAAGCAGGTCGGTGATACGTGCGATATACCGCTCAATCCTGACTTTCAAAGTCTCATACTCCTTGACCTCATTGCCAAGCTCTGTCTTGAGGTGTGCCAGCTCGATAAAGCTGTCCTCGGTATGGTTGCGCGGTGTCGGGTTCTTCGGTACACCGCTCGTATCGAAGGCGCTGGAACCGCAGAGTTTTGCTTCAATTCTCGCGATTCTCTCTTTATCATCTCGAATAGCGTCCTCCAGCAGGTAATATTTATTTAATTCTGCTACCGTCATAATATCGTCCAATCCCCTTTATTAAAGATATCCGTTGTCTTTTGCGAATGTGTTCATCTTCTTGAGTGTTATTTTCCCCACGCCCGGAATATTGGCATTTGCGAATGCCTCGAGGAATTCAGCGGCACTCTTTGCCGAAGATGACTGCTGCCGAAATGCTGTAGAAAACTTACTTGCCACCGCAGACGCGGAGCGAATCTTCTCGACCAGTTGAGCGTCGGTCATTTTGCGGAGTTTAACAGCCTCCTCATGTATACTTACTTCTTCCGGTGTTCGCCTGCAGTTTCTTTTCTTTGCCATTGTTTTTTACACCTCCCTGTGAAATTGATTGCAAACGGCTATTTTTCGTCAAGGTATGAGAGCAGCGTTTGTTGAGCCGCCTCAAAGCCATAGCACACCTCGACTGCATATCCGTTGCTCTTCAGCTTTTCTATCCAAGTGTTCTGTGCATTAGACGTCCGCCCATTTGGAGCTTTCATCTCGATAAACAGTCCGTGATAAGCGCCGCGCGGAACAGGGAGAAACAGATCTGGAACACCCGCCTGCACTCCCATCGCCTTGAACCTTGCAGCTTCGACCTTGCTGCGCTTGCCGCCGTTCGGGACATGAAACAGCAACGACAACTCGGGGTGTCTGCCGCTTTCGAACTGCGCCCAGCGAATAAGTATCATCTGTTCGTTATCTTCTATGTGCTGCATTTATACCCCCAGAACGTGTGACGCGTACATATCAGCAGTGTGAGTAAAGAGTACAGCCGGGTACCGTTCGACCGCTCTGCCGTAATACTCCCATTCTTTCTGATCGGTAAACGACCCCATGTGCCAGCGAATACACGCTATCTCCTGTTCAGTGAGGGTAATATGCCGCTGGAGCATTATCAGGGACTTTTCGCCATGACCTGTGAGTATCTGGTTCTTGTTCCATTCCCACTTGTCGCCGGCCCAGTTGTAGCAGTAGTCATCGACCTTGCAAAGGTCATGGAACATCCCGACAAGCCAAGCGCTCCTGCTTTCGTTCCACTGCAATCCGAGGTTTCGCGTATATTTCTCCAATTCGACTGCAACTTGCCTAGAGTGTATATAAAGCCCACCGCGCTGGTTTCCATGATGTCCAAGGGAGGCTGGAGCAGCGAAAAAGCCGTGTGCCTTGAGCCAAGATGGGAAATTTTCAGGAACGTCAATGCATTCTGGATAATTGAAAAAGTCGGAATAGTTTTCCTCGTTTACCTTTGCAAGCTCCTTGTGATCGTCGCCGAAACAGCTAAACAGGAACTCCAGCTTTCTCTTCGCATCGGCGCAGGGCTTGAGCTTGCCGCTCTCCCAAAACTCGACCTCGCTGGGGATTTTATCAACAGCATAGGCTACCCTCTCAATGGTTAAGCCTTTTCTTTCTCGTAAAATTTTCAACTGACTTCCTATTTCGTTATTCATTTTATTCTTGTATGATATAGTTAAGCCCCATATCATATCCTTTCATAAGATTTACGCTCATCTCCGAAGCAAGGGAAAATTTGAACAGTGGAGCGAGCGTAGCG